AAAGAGTTTTCACCAGACATCAAAGATAGTTATAGTTTAAAAGATATTTTTATTATCCCCCCATTTAGTGTGCTAGACGCTAGGCTTGGAGATTGGCAGGACAGAAAAAAAGACTGGCTAAGCATAGGTATAAAAAGTGAATTGGGTAGAGAAAAAAATATAATGAAAGCTACTAAAGCCCCTTCGTATCAGTCTGGCACTAATACCCACATTGCACCATCAACATCAGTTTTTGACCCTGTTTTATGTGAAATAAGTTATAAATGGTTTAACGTTAAGGGAGGTAGTGTACTAGACCCATTTTCAGGCGGTAGTGTTAGGGGTGTAGTAGCTGAAAAACTTGGTTACAAATACACAGGCATTGAGTTAAGTAAGGATCAGGTTGAAGCAAACAGGGTACAAGCAAAAGATATTGGAGTAAGTCCTACGTGGATACAAGGTGATAGCAACGCTGAATTAGACAAAATAGATGATAAGTATGACATGGTTTTTAGTTGTCCTCCCTATGAGGATTTAGAAGTATATAGTGATGACCCCGCAGACATTAGCAACATGAGCCATGATGATTTCAACCAGGCATACAAAAGCATAATTAAAAAGGCAGTTAGTAAGCTAAAAGATGATGGCTTTGTGGTGTGGGTAGTGGGTGAGGTTAGGGGTAAAAAGGGCTTTTATAACCTACTAATACCAAACACAGTTAAATTTTTTGAGGAGGCTGGTGCGAATTTTTATAATGAAGTTGTTTTAGTTACGGCCAACGGAACAGCGGGTATGAGAGCCAAGAGATCTTTTCAATCTGGCAGAAAAGTAGTTAAGACACACCAAAACGTATTAGTTTTCTATAAAGGAGATCCAAAAAAGATTAAGGGCAAGTTTGGTGATGTTGATGTTGATGAACTGCCTATTGATTAGTGTATGCGATAGTGTATACTCGTTAGCATGTACACACTACAAGAAGCAAAACACAAACTGGGCTACGCTAACAGCTCATATATTAGAAAGTTGATAGCAGCTAAAAAGGTTAGGGCAATAAAAAAGGGCAATACCTGGATTATTACTCAAGACGAAATGAACAGACTAATGGCACTAAGAGCCGAAAGATTTAATTAAGTAATCGGTAATTAAACGGTATGGCAAAGAAAAACAGCGGACAGTTCAAACCAGGCAACAATGCAAATCCAAATGGTCGCCCTAAGAAGGGCTACTCTATTACTGAATGGTTTAAGGAGATGTTAAACTCTAAACCAGAAGTTAAAGATGCTATTGGTAAAAGCATATTAAAAAAAGCATTAGAGGGCGACCAATCAGCTCAAAGAATGGTGTGGAATTATATGGATGGTATGCCTAAGCAAGAAGCAGACGTAACAATTAAAGACATCAGGGGTCTAGTGGATGTTAAATGACAATAGCAAGATCAGACTGGCAGAAGAAGGTTTGGGAAGATACTCATAGATACTTAGTTATTAATTGTGGTCGTAGGGCTGGGAAAAGCACCATCGCCTCACTTCGCATGCTTTGGTTTGCTAGTGAGAATGAGAAAACAACCGTTTGGTATATAGCTCCTACATACAAACAGGCTAAATCTATTATGTGGTCAATGCTTATAGAGTTAATTCCAGAGCAGGTTATTAAGAAGAAGAACGAAACAGAGCTAGTGTTTAAGCTAATAAATGGAAGCGAGATACACTTAAAGGGCGCAGACAACCCAGACTCCCTTAGGGGTGTGAGAATAGACTTCTGTATCTTTGATGAGGCAGCGTTTATAGATAAGTGGGATGAGGTGTGGAAGGTTACTAGGCCAACGCTAATGGATAGTAAGGCTGACGTATGGTTTATCAGTACACCCAACGGATTCAATCACTTTAAAGAACTCTATGAGAGAGTAGATGATGACTGGCAATCATTTCACTTTACTACTTACGACAACCCACACATTCCAGAAGAAGAAATATACCAGTCTAAGGTAGAGATGGATGAAGACTCATTTGCTCAGGAAATACTTGGTGAGTTTAAGAAGATGAGTGGATTGGTGTATAAGTCGTTTAGACGTAACCTACACATGGTAGATATCCCTAAGCTAGATGAAGGATGGAACTACACAAGGGCCATTGACTTTGGGTTTAATCATAAGACTGCAATAGGATACTTTGCCATTAACAGCGTAGGTAATTTAATCTACATGTACGACGGTCTATACCAACCAGGACTAACCATGCAAGAGACAGCAGACATAGTTAAGATCAAGGATGCTGGTAAGGTAATAGCCAACGCAATAGCCGATAGTGCTCAACCCCTATATTTAGAAGAACTTTCACGTGAAGGAGTACACTTCAATCCTGTAGTTAAAGGACCAGACAGTGTTCAAATGGGAATCACTAAGGTAGCAGAACTGTTAAAGGTAAGACACGATACTGGTAAGCCAACACTGATGTTTAATAAGAACTTAACATGGGTAGCAGATGAGTTTGAGAAGTATCGCTGGATGGAGAATAAGACACAGGGTGTTATTAAGAACGTACCCCTAAAAAGAGAAGATGACGCCATGGATATGATTAGATACTTTGCTATGAACTACATGGGTGGAGGCAAGAGAGAATACCGACAATCATCTAGGCCACGCTTGACATACGGCAGGGTTAGATGATATTTTAATGTAAACGGCGGAGCCGTCACCCAAAGAGGTGATATGGCAAGAAAAAGCAAAGCAAGGTCCAACGAGACTTTAGCAAAAGAGATAGTTAACAAATACACTCATTCCCTAACCTGGAGACAACCTTTCAAAGAGAAATGGGATCGGTTTTATAAAATGTACCGATCTTACTTGGATGACACCAATTACCCTTGGCAGTCTAATGTTTGGGTTCCTTATTCATTTTCAACTGTAGAGACCTTAGCACCTAGAATGGTGGCAAGGCGTCCTCAGATTGATGTAATGCCTCGTGAGGCAGCGGATGAAGAGTATGCTGAAATTCAATCTAAGTTAATTGACTTTGAGTGGGAAGCTATGAACGCTGATGACATTATGGAAGACGCAGTTAAGTCTCAGTTAATGTATGGCACAGCTATCATCAAGGTCTTTTGGAAAACAGAGACGGCTGAAGTCGTTAAGAAAGAACCAGTAGATGAAACCTTCCCAGAACTAGGAATCGTAGAAGAAGAAGTTGAAGAGACAACTTTTGACGGACCAGAGATTGAGCTGATTGACCTTTATGACTTCTTTTGGGATCCACGAGCTATTGATATAGAATCATCTCGTTGGGTTGCACACAGAATGTACAGAGGGCTTGATCACTTAAAAGAGTTACAAAAACAAGGTGTTTATAAGAATATCTCTCTCTTAGAGAATGCAGCTATAGTATCTGATGATGACCAGAAGGCTCAACGCAGAGGAGTATTGGGCGTTGCTGTTCCAGATTCTCTAGAAGCCAATGAAGAGGGTAAGCAGATGATAGAGTTAATTGAGTACTGGGAGAACGACAGAGTAGTCACAGTTGCCAATAGATCTATCGTTGTTAGAGATGAACCAAACCCCTATAGACACGGCAAGAAGCCGTTTGTAAGGATTGTGGATCAATCAGTTCCTCACGAGTTCTTAGGCATTGGTGAACTAGAACCTATTGAAACACTACAGTATGAGCTTAATGACCGTCGCAATCAGAGAATGGATAACATTACCCTAGCTCTTAACAGAATGTGGAAGGTTAAGAACGGAGCCAATGTAGATGAGGATGAGTTAGTAAGTGATGCGGGTGGTGTTGTACATACAGACGACATTAATGGTGTAGAGCCTTTAATAATGCCTGATGTTACCGGATCAAGCTACAACGAAGAGACTTTAATCAAGGGCGATATTCAACAAACCACAGGAGTCTCAGACTTCACTCGTGGAGTTGGATCTGATGCACTAGCTAATGATACCGCTACTGGTATCTCACTCATTCAAGAAGCAGGAAACGCTAGATTTAGACTAAAGATTAGAAACCTTGAGTACGGCATTGAAGAGATTGGTCGCATGATGGTCTCTCTAAACGAACAGTTCCTCACTGAGGAAAAAGTAATTCGTATTATGGGAGACGAAGGATTTGAGTGGACAACAATTAAACCAGATGATCTGAGAGGAAATTTTGATGTAATGGTACAAAGCGGTTCTACACTTCCAAGCAATGAAGCTGTAGAGCGTAAGCAAACTATGGAGATGTTCCAGATATTTGCAGGTGATCCCGAAGTTAATCAACGTGAATTAAAGAAAAGGGTTTTAGAGACCTTTGGTATTAAGAATCTTGATAAACTTTTAACACCTGGCACTGGAGAAGCTCCGCTAGAACAACCATTACCCAGCTTGGCGGAGGCTCCAGCCCCAGGACCAGGACAACTAGACCAGCAAGGGATTTTACAAAGCGCATTAGCTCCTGAAAGGGTTTAAATGAGTGACTTTGCGTTTAGGCAGGCATTGCAAACAAATCAACCATCTGGAGAAAGTATTGAGTCTAAAGTAAGGACTACATCAGAAGGAGTGGACTTTGGAGTTAATGAATCAAAAGAGGATGTTCCATTCTCTGACTATGAACAGGTGGCAGGACAACCACTCGTAGCAGAGTTCTTTGGACTAGGTCAGGAGTACAACCTAAACCAAAGCAATACTAAATCAAAGATAGATGAGGTAACCGGCTTTGTTAACAAGTTTATAGAAGATGGTAGGTTAGAGAATAATGCAGAAACGGGTAAGATGATTATAAGTAAGCTATTAGAAGGACTCGGAGAACCAAACGAAGAGCGTGGAGTAAGGCTTGATAGGCTTTATCACTTTGTAATGGCAAAAAGGAAACATGGCTAGCGATCACAAATCAGAATACACAGTTCAGAACTTAGCTAATTATTCAGCCGATAAAACAGTTGATCCACCCCTATGGACAAAGGGAGCAATGTATTGGGACGGTGCAGCTTGGGTAAGACAAGACAACGTTCTAGCTGCTGGAACTAATACCATTGGTAAGGTTTATGTAACTGATGGAACGGATGATGCGGATGTAGTGTCTAATTCAGGATCTACTGATAATTTAGATGGAACTAATGGACTGGTTACAGCAGCAGCTCTTTATGGAAGAGTTGGTGATACTTCTGTCAAGCCAATTAAGCAAGACGGATCAACACACTCATTGTGTACTATTGACTATGAACATTGTGAGGTTCACTCGGGAAGCCATTATGAAACTAGAATAAACAAGGATATGCCTAATGGTGGAACTTTTGGAATAGCTTTTACAACTCCAAATACAACAAAGTGGCCACATATGATTTTTGCAGTAGATGTTGAATTAGAGGCAGATATTATTCTTTATGAGAATGTAACTTCATGGACTGGTGGAACTGCAATTACTCCACTTAATTCAAACAGAAATTCTGGCAACACATCAGGAATTACAGACATGGTGTTTGATCCAACCATGACCCTTGGTACTCCAATTACTTTAGGTCATTCCGTAATAGGCTCTGGTAAAAAAGTAGGTGGAATGGGTAGGTCTGCTGAAGAATTTGTATTAAAACAAAACACTACCTATTATTTTTTAGCATCAAATCAGGTTGCTGGTTCAGCCAATGAATGTAATTTCAATTTAACCTGGTACGAACATACAGATAAAGATTAATATGAAAACAGCAAAAGAAATCCGTGATGCCAAGAGCCGGATAATACATCAAGGCAAATTAGTTGCCGAACTAGAATTGCATGAAGGATACAAGCTCCTAGAGAGTAAATTAGATATCCTTTGTGAGGATGCAAAAGAATCAGTCTTAGCATCTGAATCCTTTGAGGACTTCCGCTATAGACGGGGGTACTTAGATGGAATTAATGCTCTTATGCAGGAGGTTGACACGATCATCTCCAAAGGCAAGAAACAAGAGCAGCTAATTAAAAAGTAAATAAGTTGTAGGTTACAAGCAGCAAGGCAGCTCTCTTTCTTAATTGACTGTTCCGTCTGTTTCCTTATATACGCACAAAGCTAGTTGCTTTGTTGCTCGTAGCTTACAACGGTTAAAGGAGACTTATGTCTAAACCAAAAACCGACGCAGCCTCCAGTGAAGTTAAGGGTGGGAGTGCGGAATTATCCAACAACCCCGAATTACTAAAACTGGAACAAGCAGTGAAAGCTGAGGCTGGTACGGCTAAATCACCTGAAACTTCTTCCGAAGAGAAGGAGGTTCTTGAAGCCCCAGAACACGGACAAGCATTTCAAGAGCTTTCAGAGAAGAAAGGCTTTAAAAGCGTTGATGAACTCGTAAGGGCTTATCAAACAACCGAAGGATATTCTACTCAACTGTCGCAAGAGATGAAGGAACTTCGTGAAGAGATAAAGCAGTCAAATGCTCCTCAGTCTGAAGATCCATACGGCGACTTACCGCAAGAGCAGAAACAAGCTCTAGACCTTTTGCGTAACGTCGTAAATGAAGAGATACAAAAAAGTATCTCACCAATTAAGGAAGATTTTGAAGTCAAGAAGGCATCCGAACAGCTTAACGCTATTCGCGATTCTTTTAAAGGCGTTTCTGACGCTGATCTTGATGCTGCAATCTCTCGTAAAGAGAGCATTCCGGGTTTATCCCTGGAAGAAGCAGTTAAAATCGTAACTTATGAGGCTGCTCGTAGTGACGGAACTACTCAAAGGAAGAGAGCTGCAAAGACAAAACAGAAGAATAGAGCTTATGTTGAGTCTGGTAAAACGTCTAAAACAGGCGGAGATATTGATTACTCTAAACTCTCATTGGAAGAACTAGAGTCAATACTCCCCAAAGCTGGTCAATTTATTGATCACAAGGGCATTTTACAAAAGTAATAATTATTAGGAGAAACAACAATGGCATTAACAACCACTGGTACCCTCTCCTCAGTTGTCAAGTCTTACTATGACCGACGCTTTCTTATGAGAGCCGAAGCAGAGTTTGTCTACAAACAACTTGGACGCATTGGTGTCGTTCCAGCTAACGAAGGTAAAACTGTCGTTTGGAACCGATATACCAATCCAAGTGCTAAGACTTCAGCACTGACAGAAGGTACAGACCCAACGCCAAGCGGATTGAGCGCATCATTAGTATCCGCAACCATTAGCCAATACGGCAACTTTGAACAAGTTACCGATATTTTGAGCTTAACTGCAATTGATAATTCAATTTCATCCGCAGTTGAACTCTTGGCTTATGAAGCAGCCTTGAGCATTGACACTGTCATTCGTGACATTGCCGCCGCAACCACAAGCATTATCTACGCCTCTGGCGTTGCAAATAGAACTTCTATTTCAGCCACAGACGTTATGCAAGTTGCAGATGTTCGTAAGACTGTTCGTGAGCTGAAAAGCAACAATGCTAAACCTCAGATGAAGAGCGGCACATTTATGGCCGTCATTCACCCTGATGTTGAGTATGACTTGCAAGGTGACAGTAACTGGGTAAACGCATCCATCTATACCGAACAGGGTATTGGACAAGTTTACAACGGTGAAGTCGGTAAACTATATGGTGTTCGTTTCTTGAACACCACTCAAGCTCCTATCTTAGTGAACTCCGGTTCCTCTGATGGCGTAGAGGTTTATCAATCACTTTTCTTCGGCGAAGAAGCATTTGGAGTTTCCGAACTTCAAAACCTAACCACTTATGTGGATAGTCCTTCTCCAAGAAGTGCTCTACGAATGTACAGTGACGTTGGTTGGAAGGCTGGCTTTACCGCCAAAATTCTCAACGACAACTTCATGTATAGTGTTGAGTCTGCTGCTACACAATAAAATTTGTAGTATCATCCAATTAGGCTCCTTCGGGAGCCTTTTTGGTTGTGCTATAATAATTTTGAAAGGAACAGACACATGATTATCCCAACAAATGAGAACGTGCTTGTTAAAGGTATTAAGCGTGAGAAGATTAAAACCGACTCAGGCATTTACCTGTCAGGAGGCACAAGCCAACAGGAGGAATCCTTGAGGTATGGAGAGATATTTCACCCAGGAGCTACCGAGTATTCTAAAGGAGATAAGATCTTCTACAGTGCTTATAGTGCTGTATGGGTAAACGATGAAGCTGGTACCGAGTATCAATTACTAAGCCAACTAGATATAATGGCAAAAGATGAACCCAAGAAGGCTTGAAACACTACTGAAGCAAGCTAATCCTCGTTTTAGAGTCAGACAGCGTGGACTCAATCACATTGGAGGGATATTCTTAGGATCGTCATTCATAGCCACCTTCACAAAGGGACACATCCCACTAAATTCATATAGGTTAGTTTTCAAGAAGAAAGACACTCTAGGAGAGAAGATTATCAAACGTGGTCGTGGTGACTTACTACAGATCTTAGTTCGTCGTGGTATTTTGAAGAGGCTAGACTCAATAAGAATTAAATGGGGGATTGATGCCAAAGATTAGCTGTATTATATCAACCTATAACAGAGCAGATCATTTTTTACCAAAGGCAATAGACTCAGTTTTGTCTCAGACGTTTAAAGACTGGGAATTGGTCATTGTAGACGACTCAAGCACCGATGATACCAAAAAAGTAGTAAACTCCTATCAAGACGACCGCATTAGATACCTCAAAACCGGCTCTAATTCTGGTAGTGATACCAAGCCTAAGAACTTGGGCACCAAAGAATCCAAAGGTGAATATATTTGCTACTTAGATGACGACGTGCAGTACCGTGAACATGCTTTTGAGATTCTAGTAGCGGAATTAGATGGAAACAAAGACTTGGACATTGTTTATGGAGATATGTGGATTAAACCTCGTGAAGAGGCTGGGATAGCATTTGACTTTGATGTACAGTTTCTCATGCTTAGAAACTACATAGACACTTCAGCGGCCATGATGAGACGTGAGGCTATGTTTGAGATTGGTGGCTGGGATGAGAAGCTACCCAAGTTTGTAGATTGGAATGTATGGGTGAGGATGGCTAAGGCTGGATTAAAGTTTAAGAGGATTGAGGAGTTTACATTTGATTACTATTTACATGAAGACGCTAAGTCACAGAAAGTTAAAACAGATATGTATATGCATCCTAAGCTGGGGATGCTGTTTGTACCCACGTTTAGTCCTAGTGGATGTGAAATACGGCTGCCTTATTTAAGCAACGACGACTCCGTTTTTAAGGTGGCCATATTTACTATTCACTACAACCGATTGGATTACTCTAAGGATACTTATAGGGAGATGATGCTGACAGCAGGCTATGAGTTTGACTGGTTCTGTAGAGACAATGGAGATGATGGAACACTAGATTGGTTGATTAAAGACACCAACGCAATCATTGACCGCAAGGATGTTGGGAAGAACTTAGGTATTACCAAGTCCAGCAACAACCTTATAGAGCTTATTAAGGACACTGGAGAGTATGACATTATCATAAAAGTGGATAACGACGTTGAGTTCCAGACGTATGGATGGTTA